CCAACAATATGCTAGAAAATAAGTTCCGACTGTTGTTATACCAGTTGGGAGATTAAAACCAGAAGGCATTGAGGTTAGAGAGGTGCAATTATACCAACAAGCATTAAGAAAACTATTTCCAACTGTGGTTATTCCGCTCGGTAAGTTAAAACCAGAAGGCATTGAGGTTAGGGATGTGCAACTACGCCAACAATATGCTAGAAAATAAGTTCCGACTGTTGTTATACCGCTTGGTAGATTGAAACCAGAAGGCATTGAGGTTAGAGATGTGCAACTACGCCAACAATATGCTAGAAAATAAGTTCCGACTGTTGTTATACCAGTTGGGAGATTAAAACCAGAAGGCATTGAGGTTAGAGAGGTGCAATTATACCAACAATAAGATAGAAAATTATCACCTACTGTTGTTCCAAGAGAAACTTCGTCAAAATAGACATCTGTGCAACTATTTATTGCAGTAATTCCATAATAAGAATGAGTTAAACAATCATTACCAGATTTATTCCAATCATTCGCTATCTCCCATTCTCCAATCTCGTCAATTACAAGTTGTCCGCTGGCATTAAGTGCAGTCCACTCTGCATCTCCAACTTTTCTATAGAATATAGAAGCGTAATGTGTAGTAACTACATCAGTTCCACTTCCACGATATGCTCTTAAAGTAAAAGTTCCAGTAGAAGTCCAATTACAAGTTGTTATGAAATCGTAATCCATAGTTTTTTGTTATTATGTTTCATATATCTATGTTTCTGAAACACTTGCTACACATCCCCATTTTGAGGAAACAGTGTCATAAATAAATCCTATTGATAATAGTTTGCTCGCTGTTGTTGTGTTTGGAAGAGCCACTCCATTGTCTTCAAAACTCGCTCCCCAAGTAATTGCTCTGCCAGTTGCATTATCTAATATCCTTATAATAAGTTTTTGCCCGTTAGTTGGCGTTCCTGATAAATTAGTAGTCATTGAAGTGATCGCTGTCGCTAATGCCGTGATTGAATGTATATCTGAATTATCTGTATTTATTGTTGGTGTTGCCGAACTTGCCTCTGTGGTTACTCTCATTGTAACTCTTTTATTTGTCAAAGTAACTACCGCACTTGCAAAGGTAACTAAAGCCGCGGCTATCATTGTTGTTATTAATGCAACCATTCCAGTCCCGCCGACATCTCCAGTAACATCAAGATTTCCGTCTATTTGAACATTACCTGTAATAACAGTAGAAGTTCCTGTCCCTGTGATAGTTAAAGCCGTCATTGTCGTTGTCGCCATTGTTGTCGTTGCGGAGAAAGTATGCTCTCCTGTCCAAGTTGGACTGTCACCAGTAGAAACACCTGCACCTCCATCTGAATTACAAACAATTCCTACACCTGTCGTATATATACAATATTTAGTGTCGGTCAATGTTCCATTGTTTATTGAAAATACTTCACTTGTCTCGTCAAGTAGTGTTCCACTCGCTGTATATGTTGTATTCGTATCAGCCGCACAATCCCAATTATCAGCACCAGTCTTTTTAAGTATCTGCCCGTCTGAACAAGTTGCTCCGTCTGGCTTTATTTCATCATAAAAAAGCAAATCATTGTCAATTCTAACAGGAATATCATTATTAGTTCTTAATTGACTATTTACATTTTTCCACGAGCCTGCAGTTCTACCTGCCAAATCAATATCATCTTCAACTGGTGGTTGTAAATCACAACCAGTTAAAAAAAGTAATGCAATAAATAGACTAACTATTATTTTGTGTTGAAAATTCTTCATACTCAATACCAAATTTTTTACACTGTTTAATTATATAAATTTCTTTTTCTCTTAAATAAGTCTCTTTCTCTCCTATCTTAAATATTTTGCTTGTGAATTTATCAAGTTCAACTTTCTTCTTATCTTTCGTTTTGTCTGATTCTTTAATCTCTTTTTCTATATCTTCTAATTCTTTATCTTTATTATCTATTCCTACTTTTAATTCAATAATATCTAATTCTAATGATTTTCTTAATTCTTTTGCTTTTTCAATCGCTTCTTTATTTTTAGCCATTTCTTTAATATCAAAAGCAATTTTTCTATCTGAAATGTTAATCTCTGCTTTTAATCTTTCGTTATCTTTTCCTAATATTTCATTTTCTTCTCTTAAAGTTTTATTGTCGGATTTTATAAATCCTTTTTTAACATCAAACTTTAAAAATTCTTTTAGATAATTTTCTTTCGTCTGCTCAAATTCGTCTGTCTTTTCTCTTATATTTTTTAAGACTTCGTTTGTTTTATTTTCTCTATCTTTATATAATTTCTCATTTTCTTCTTTACTAACTTTTATTTTTTCTGATAATTCGTTTAATTCTTTGTTGCTTTTAACAATAACGACTTTTATTTTTTTTGCTTCTTCTTCTATTTTTTCTTTATTAACTTTTCCTAAATCAAGTTTTTCCTGAAAATTTTTAATATCAGAAAGAAGAGTTTTTATAAAATCTTGTTTTTGTAAAACTTCTTTTTGTAAGTTTTCTAATATCAAGCAGGATTGGTTAGTTGAGTTAACAATATTTGATAACTTTTTTTTTGCTTCTTTTATGTTCATATATTTTAATTAAATTATTATTATTGAGGGCATCCGTTTTTGTCAAAGTTTTTAACTAAATTTCGGATGTCTTCATTACTATTTACTTTATGGAGTTTGCCTCCGCATTTTTCTTTTTCTTTATTTAGGACGGCTACGAAAAGTTCAAGTTCTTTATAATTCAAATTATCTTGACTTCCTTTTTCTCCTATCTGTTCTCTTATCTGATGATATTCGTAAGTAGTATAATCCTTATCAAGTAATTTTTCATCTTTGTTAACATAAAATTCTCCAGTCATTCCTGCTGTTGCTAGAAGTATTGCTATGCCAGTGCCTGCTATTGTTTTTTTAGTATCCATAATGTTTTTAATTATTTTTTGCAATGTCTGCAATTTTTTTGTTAAATTATAAATTATTAAGCCCCTTGGTGTTTAGATAATGTTTCCAAGCGTCTGCTGCACTCCATTCAACTGCGTCTATTCCGACGTGTCCGATGTCGCCTTGCATAAATGCTTCTGAAACACCACCTGTTCCTATACTTGCCCCAATCATAAGAGGTGTTGTAAGATTTTCCATTGCCACATAAGTACCACTTGCTATCCGTGTACTTGCAACTTCTTTTCCATCTATATAAATCGTGATACCATCTGCTGCGTTTACACCGCCTCTTCCGTCATAAGCTGTTACAATTGAATGCATTCCTGCTGATAAACTAGCATCTACAACTTCACTCTCATACGCATTTGCACTTTCATCATATAGCAATAGTTTTAACTTTTCAGTACCGTCCATATTTACAGCGAATTCACGATTTTCACTACCCGTTGTTATATCAAACTTCATTACTATTCCTTGGAAACCTCCAGTATCAACAACCTCAATCAACCCAAACACAGTAAACGGACTATCATTTGTTCCATCACCGAAACTGAAATCATCAGAATCACCCAGGTCAATATAAGCATCCGTTCCGTTAGGGTCTAATGCCCAGCCTGAACCTTTGTTAATGCGGTCGCCTGATGCCCAAGTTCCCATATACTGTCCATCGTGTCCTTTCATTGAGATGTCTTCGTATACTGGGGTTATTACTACATCGTCAAAGGTTATGTCAGCTACACCGCCTACCCTTTTAAACAATATTCCATTAGTGCTCGCTGTCACCACAAATCTATTAATACCCAGTGATAGAAGATAGTCGGTGCCACCTACTGAACAATATGCAGAACCAGCGGTAATATCTGTCACATTCACGGTAATTATATATTTTTGTCCAATTGTCAGTACCACTTGATTGATATACGATAAGGTTCCATCGGAAATCATCCGGCATTCACCTGCAACAATAGTAAATTTATTCGTTGCATCGTGCGTGCCTCCCTGCACCCACCCAACCAATGCGTGAACAGATGTATCGGTATAAGTCGCATCTGAAAAATCCCCATTCGTAATCATATCACTCAAAGGACTCTCATTAAGCATATTCAAAAACCGTGGGTCTGTTGTTAAACCTAAGATTTGAGAGCTGGCAAGGTTTGTCATTTGGTTTGAGAATGTTGCTCCTTGAACTTCACCTACTAATTCGTGAGTAATTGCCCCTGCTGCTTCTGTGATTCTGTGGCCTTCGACTCCGCCGGCTATTAGGGAAAGTTGGTCGGTTGCTGCGTATCCTATACCTGTGTCTATGTCAGTTTTATTTGGGCTAAAAGCAGGTAAAATGGCAGTAGCTGTAATAGAGTTTAAAGAAGGTCCTCCCGCTAAATTAGATTGAAAAGCATTAGAGTGAATAAACCAATCGGAAATACCCCCAATAGCAATACCAATCACATCAGCACTCGCCTCATAAAACCCAGTGTCACCGTCACCAAATGCCAAGGTAGGAGTTGCTGGGTCATTGTTTAGTGGCAAAAGTAAGTGGTTCGTTGATGTGCCAGTCAAATTTAAGTCGCCATCCAAATTAAAGCCGCCACCTGCGACAAAATCAGTCCCAGCATTTCCTATATTTGATATTATTTCGCTGTTCATATCAATCCCACCTGCTCCAGCTGTGCCAGTAAGAGTAAAGGCACCAGAGACATCTAAGTTAGTCAGCGTTGTGTCCCCAGCGACATCTAACGCACCACCAATATAAGAATTTCCTGTTGTCGTTGCATTTCCGTCAAGATAAGCGTCTCCCTCTCTGTCGTCCCAAACATCAACGCCTGTTCTTGCTCTCAAATTATTATCTTCATTCTGAATAACTGGATTATTGCAACCAGATAATAATATTGCTAAAAATAGCCCGATAAATAATAATTTTGTTCGCATAATTTTAATGGTTAGTAATTTAATTGAAAGGTGTCACACGAAGATCGAGCGAGCCTGCCGTCCAGGAAGTAATATCTGCACAAATCAATATAACGCCGTCAAGATTTATTGAAAATTCTTTATTCTCGTCTGTTCCAGCATTTAATTGTGTTATTCCTGTGTCTCCGTCAACTGATTTACCGTCTTCATTGTTTATATTTTGAACATAAGACCAACGGTTAGTAGCAGAAGCGGCCGCTTCAAAATCTACATCTTCTTGTCTTGACATCTGAATTTTAACTGTAAAGTTTGCAGAGTTGGCAGTATGCAAAGACAATCCTAAATGTCTGAAATCTTCAACTAACACCTTTTTGCTTTTCAAATGTAGTGTATGCGTTCCAGTTCCAGCGTCTGTAATATCAACTCTATGCGTTGGACTATCGCTTAATGTTGAACTTAAATAAAATGTATCAGCGTCAATCTTTACGATGTAATAATCTGTTCCTGTTGCTAATCCAGCGGGTAAATCAATGCCACCAGATGTCGTTACTCTTATTTTATCGCCAGTAACGAAACCGTGAGCCGTGCAGGTTACAATATCTGTTGCCGCCGCAGTGAACGCTGCTTGTAATAATTTTGTGCTTAAAAAAAGTGCTATTGGGTCTTGATAACTTCGCATATAATTTTTAGTTAAATAATTTATTATTTACCGCCTTAATTAAAAAGCGGTGTAATAAGCGACTATTCAACAATAATCTGCTTATCTAAGTCCTCTTTTGACAATAAAAATGTAAGTCCGCTATAAGTTTTAATCTCCTTATAGTCTCTGCCGTTAAGTTTTTTTTCATTAACGGTTAAAATCTTATCGTTTCCAAGTTTCTTATTTTCATATCCGCTTTTCTCAATCGCTTCTTTCTTTTTTTCTTCTTTTACTTTGTTATCTTCAACTTTTTTCTTATTTTCAATTTTCTTTTCTTCTGCTTTTTCGTCTTTTTTACTTTTTGGATTTTCAATTACAACTTTAACAACTTGCTCAACAGGCTTTTTCTCTTCTTCTTTTTTATTGTCTTTTTCTTTGTTAGCCATAAACAATTAAATTAAATTAAATTAAGCTTTTACAAAAATACGCGCTCCAGCTTCAATAGGTCTATACCTACATAACCACTTGATAGTCCCTGTATTGTCTGCGGCAGTTTCTAACTCAATAACTCCTGCATTGACTATAATTGAACTCGCCTGTGAAGCAACTGCTCCTGACGGAGTATTTATCAAAGCGTTTGCAAGTGTTCCTGTTATAGACATAAAAGACTTAGCGGCTGCGGCTGAAATATCTAACACAGAACATAAATCAACATCTGCCCCGTCTGTTGGGTTGATTTTAAGCAAAGTATTGTTTGCCTGTGTTTGAATAACAGTTCCAACTTTTCCTATAATCTGAACAATCTCCACTAAACCTGTCACTGTAAATAAATTTTTGTCGCTTGCTGCGGCAATCGCAGTGTCTGGCTTATAAACAGAAACTATTCCGTTTTTATCAGCGTTTGATTGAACAATTCTAACTCCTTTTGTTTCAGCGGCTAATAATTCTGTTGCTGTTAATGCAGTCGCAAATGTTGGAGAAACAACAATCACATCTCCTTTTCCTACTTCACATTCTGCTAATGCAAGTGTAAAAGTTAAATGTAATCTTACAACTCCCTCATTATCAACTTTGAATAATTGCGTTAAAACATCATAGTTCGGATCTGTTGTATCCGCAACCATAAATATTTTACCACTCGTAAATGGAACACCTGCCATCTGCATCGCTCCATAACCTGAATTGATATTTAACATAGACTTTTATATAACAGTCCCACCAACCATCCTAAAATTATTATGAATAATTTTTAGACTGTTAAATTAAATAAATAAACTTTTTCAGAGGCAGGAATTTCACCTGCCTCCTGTTTTAGTTCGTTTATGAAGTTGGGCAAGAATAGATCGCTCCACGAGCGGAAGTTAAACATCTTCCATAACTCATTCTTGAACCATAAACATAGTTATCATTATGAGGATCAATATGAGGAGTATTCATATTGTTTTCTTCCCATACTCCAAAATGTGCTTGCCATTTTTCCGTTGCCAGAATTCCCCACCATCTTCGTTTTGTGCTGTCATAGGCTCCATTAGCATCGGTCGCTAAATTTGGCAATATAACATGTCGGAACCCTGTATAAGTATTCTTAATACTTGGATTAACTTCATCAACATCTCCTTCACTGAAAATAGCCTTTCTGATAAGTCTGCAAGTATTTGCGTCTTTTCCTGAAAAGATAACATTAAAGTTAATGCTTCTTGTGTGTCCGAAGTTATTAAGAATATTAGTGTTTGCTAATGTTTCAGCAAGTTCCAACCCACCAGTTGAGAAAACAGGGTCTCCAGAAATTCTGTTTCTCCAAGTAGACGCTGAATGCTTTAAAGTATGTGCTGAATATGCAGGAGCTAAACTGTCTCCTCCAGTTACATCAATAGTTTTACCGTCTTGATCGGTATATGCATATTGTTATATGAAGAATTGTATAATTATTAAATAAACAAATTTATGAAAAAATATAATAATATTAAATGGTTAAGTCACCAATATAATATATTAAATAAAAGTTCTTTATCTATTGCTTCTGAATGTAATGTGAACAAAACTACAATTTTAAATCATTTAAAAAAAAATAAAATAAAAATAAAATCGTCAACTGATTATACATTTTTAGATAAAAAACCATATATGGATAAAAAATGGATGGAAAAAGAATATTCTAATAAAACTACTACAATGATTGCAAAAAAATGTAATGTATCAACATCTATAATATTAAAATGGTTAAAAAGATTTAATATTAAAATAAGAAGCAGAAATGAAAGAATGTCTGGAAAATTTCATCATAGTTTTGAAGGAAATTCTTTTTTATCTAATGGATATAAAAGTATTTATTGTCCAAATCATCCAAGAATACACAGACTAAAAAATAAAAGACCTTATGTAAAAGAACATATAATAATTATGGAAAAACATCTTAAAAGATTTTTGAATAAAGGAGAAGAAATACATCATATGGACGGAAATAAATTAAACAATGATATAAATAATCTTAAACTTTTTAAATCATCATCAGATCATATAAAATATGAAATGTTGATAAGAGATTTCGCCAAAAAATTATTATTTAGCAATCTTATAATATCTAATAGAAAGGAACTCTTAGAATTATTTAATAATTTTCAATGTTCATAGTTAGGTCATTTCTGCCTAACTCTTATGGTTCATTTCCCATAAGTTCGGACTGTTGCATCACTATTTTCAATAGTGTCTCTTCGCTCAGTCTCTGTAGCCGGTAATTAACCTTGCTAGGCGTTGGCATCTCAGCGTTCGCCGTATATCAGAAGAGATTTAAAGTACCCCATTATACCGCTTGAAATTGTGGCTTAAAAAAACAAGTCTTTATTTCAAGTATTATTTTTGCTAAGGTACTGGTCGCGAATGTAAAGAATGAATGAGTTAAATCTAATTCTTTTCTTTCAGGGCAATAATAATTTAAAGAAGTAATTTTTGATTTTACTTCTGCGTCTTTTCCTGTCATTCTCATTACTTTTGTAATATCAATTTCAATCCCTCTGCGTGAGAGATACATTGTCTTATAATATCCGTGTCCTACACTTGCTTTATGTGCGTCTTCTCCTTCGTCCATATTCTTTGCATAACTTTCAGTATCGTATTCGTCAAATCTTCGTGATGTTCCAGTTCCATTGGGAATAGAATGTCGTATTAGTAATTGCTCTACTGTTTTTTCCTCAAAATCCTGACAATCAACAAAACTTTTAGTTATCAAATCAGTCAATTCAGGAAATTTTAGTGAGCTAATAAGTCTCATTTCCATATTTAATAATGGTTAAAAATTAAATTAAATTAAATAGATGTTATGTTGTTGCAACATTTACTACGCCAGCAGTAGCATTAAGCATAAAAATTCCTTCTGTCGCAGAAATGAATTTAACAAGAAATAAAACCGACTTACTTGACGCCGCCGCATTAACAACTAAACTGTCTGACAAATCAAGGAAAGTTCCTTCCATTGCCGCCGTTAAAGTTCCTGTAATATCAGTAGCTCTTATAAGTTCTCCTGGTTTAATAACATCAACCATAATCTCTCCAGCAGTTGTATATTTATCATCTGTTGCAGCGATAGTCTCCTGACAAATTCCAATATGATTACCTGATGTTGCGTCCGCTGGAATGAAACCTCCTGAACCATTAGGATAAACCAAACCACCATCATAATACAAAGTTGTAATAACATTAGTCAATGGAAGTAAGTTAAAATCTTTGCCTTCTCTTTTAAACATATTTTTTAGATTAAATAAATAAAAACAGTGTTCATTTCTTTTCGTTTTTAAGCGAGGTGTCTTCCTCGTAAGAAAATTACTCACTTTATAATCTATAAAGCGGAATGTTATCTTAACCTTGATAACTATAGGATTATAGGGCTAATAAGCTTAGCCCTACTGTCCTCTACTTATCTTTTTTCATTTTAGCGTCAATGTCTTGAAATGTTATATCGCTTGGATGCTTCCCCCAATAGTTGGTTAAAGCGATATCTTTTGACATTTTGACTGAACCAGCTGTTGCATTTTGCGCTATACCGATTGCTTGTCTCATCAACTGAAAATATAAATCTAATTCAATTTCTAAAATATTATTCTTATAAAGCAAGTCTATCATTCCTAAAACAGTCTTTTTATATTTTTCTGGCTCTTCTTCTAAAATTCTATCGCCTAATCTAATATCAGAATTTACAATTATTTGAAGCAACTTTTTCGCTAAATCTGATTGCTCTTTTGCGATTGAATTTTCTTTTTTTACTTCTGTCATAAAATTATTTATTATAAATTAACAAAATCAATGTCTATCTCCATAATATTGCCATTTGGCATTTTAACGACTGCAATGTCGTTTCTTGAAATAACTTTTTGCATAATTCTATTTTTTGTTCTTACTGTCTTATAATCAACAACTTCCTTTATTCTTATAAATCCTTTTTCTTCTACAACTTTTTGCGATTTTATTTTTTCCAATTCAACCTTAATAACCGACGAATCATTTAAAAAGTTTATATAGTCAACTGATTTTTTTATTGACTTATCATCTTTCCCAAGAAAAATAAGTTCTATCATCAATCTATCCTCTCGTCTTTCTCTATCATATTCCTGCCAAGTTCCGCGTTCTTTATTGTATCCTATAACTATCTTGTTCTCATATTTCCGTAAATTAACAGTATTATTATCATCAACATCAATATCCATTATATCATCATCTTTATTTTCAACCTTTTTCTTCAATTCCGCTAATTCTTTTCTGAGAGATTCAAACATACTTTCTGGAATAGAAACTTTTTTTTCTTCATTCTCTTTTTTATTTTCCATATTTAATTAAAATTAAAATAAATTAAGCCTTTTTTTTATCCAAAATATGTTTTGGTGTAATATCTTCTAAATGTTTTTTGCCTTCGTCTGTATCTGTAAAATCTTTTTTCTTATCACTACTTTCAAATCTTGGAGGAAGCCCTGAAATTGAATTTGAAGATTTCACTGAAACATCTGCCAAAGTCATTGCTTTTTCAAAATTACTTTCAATAACTTCGTTGGATAATTCCTCTCCTGCTGATAATTTTTCAAAATACTTCTTTACAACCGCTCGCTGGTCCTTATCTTCGATTCTTGATAATTCAGAACTAACACGATTTTCTAAAAGCATTTTTTTAGTTGCATTACCGGCAATTTCAGCAATTCTTTCTTCTGTTAAGTTTTCTGCTTTCTTTTCAATCTTTCCGTCATCTGAAATTACTTCTCCTTTTTCCGCTAATTTCACTTTTAGACTTTCGTTCTGTTTTCTCATTATCCTAAAATTCTTTGACTTGTCATCACTTTTAAATTCTTTTAATTCATTTTTCAATTCTTTCTCTGTCTCTCTTCGCTCAATATTCTTGTCGTGTCCTGCTTTAAAGTCATTGATTGTTTTCTCATCAGGAACTTTTACTTCGTTTCCGTCTTCATCAAATAATATTCTTTCCATATTGTTTTTTGTTTTCTATCCCCTACTGCGTGATTTGCAAGCCCACGCGTGGCTGATGGGGTAAATTAAAAACCACCTCCGACCTTTTATAATATATTATTATTCATCTTGAATGTAAACTTCTTCTTGCACCTCTTCTGTCTTTGTTGGATTAACTACACTTCTTAATCTTTTTTCTAATAAATCAAACGCTAATATCGTAAATCTTGCATCTCTTGTCTGCCCGTGATTATCGCTCTCTCCTACAATAAAATTTATCTGGTCATCGATTATCGCTCTTACTTCGTTTAAAAATGTGTTATTCCTTAAGATTTCTGTTGCTCCTCTGTAATATTCTTTTTTAGCCTCATCTGAAAAATCATCAGTATTTACTACTTTCAAACCTCTTTTCATTACATTCGCGACAACTTTTTCAGGATTATCAGCATTTTCTTTTAATATTACTATCTGTTTTTCTAATTCTTCTATCAGTTTTTCATTATTAAAATATTCTTTAATTTTTTTAAACATAATTTTAAGCGTTAGCCAAAGTATTTATTGATGGTTTTTGCGGTTTTCCGCTTGCTTGCATTCCTGCTTTTTGTATTTCACCACCACCACCATCTAAATCTTTAATCATTGAATTAAGTTTATTAGCGTCGTCTCCTCCGCCTTGCTGTTGCTTCTCTTGTGGCATAAATATATCTTTAACTCGCCAATTTCGCTCATAATTCTCAATAATCTGGTCACTATTCAATTTCCTTCCTGTTAAATTCATTATTCCTGCCGCTTGATTAAGTTGATTTTCAAACATTACTTTCCTTAATTCGCTACCCTCTCGCTCTTTCGGCTCAACTGCTACAAAGAAATTAGTTCGTATTTGATTTACTTGCTTAACATTTATTAGTTTATATCTGACTTTATTGCCTAATTTTTCTTGTCGTTCCTCTTCTTCGTATAGTTTTTGATTGTCTTCTGGTGTTATCTTTTGATCCGTGAACTGAATTATCTTTTTACCTATTTTATTATTATCAAGTTTCGCGTCAAATACTGTGAATTTCTTATGAATATTATATATTTTATCTGAAAACTTATCATATTTTTGTTTTACTGGCTTATTATAATTCTCAAAAATATTATAAATCCTTAAAAATGTCATCTCTCTTATCAATAAAATCCAAGAAGTAAATATGCTACCAAGCATTTTCATTCCCTCTTTTTGTAATATCATTGTTTCCGTTGCCGTCATCTTGCCTTGTCCTTTCAGTCCTTGTTGCAGATTGCCAGCGCTAATATATTCTTCTACACTACCTTTAACTAACTGGTACATTGCTATCTCACCAGTGTTTACTCCGTTATGGTCTGTTAGTCTTGTAAAATCACCCTCTTTAACTTTTTGTGTTATATTTCCAGGGTTCCACATATCCCTTGAAAACACTTTATTAGTCTTAACTCCAATCGGTGGTTCAATAGATTGGTTCATTTTTCTGATTAAAGACTTGAATATTTGCGTTTCAAGTACTTGTAATATTCTTGCTTGAGATACTAACGGTCTTGAATAAGCAAAATTTCCGTTGATCTGCTTGCCACCTGACATCGTAATATTGTATCCATCGTGCTTATACGGCAATTTAGCGTCAATCTTATTCATCATTACGCCGTTTACGAGTATTTGTTGATGTTTTTTGAGCCTATTCGTATAAGTTATAACCTCAACCTCGTTATCTTCAAGTGTTTTGTGCATTCTGTAATCAAAACTATTCTCTGTTTTTATAATTCCTTTGCTAACATATTGCCAGTTTTCGTTAGTTCCATAGATTTTTTCTGCAACATCATATCGCATTCTGTCGTATTCTATGATATAAGGCTGTTCTTTGAATCTATAATATGGAATTGTTATATCTCCTAAATAGATTTGTAAGCCATTCAATAACTTTTTCTTGCACATTCCGTTTTCAAAATATTCTTTCATGAAGACGCATCTTTGAGTTAATAACTCTCTTAAAGCGTCTTGCATTATGTTTTCATCGCTTTCAATTTCATTCGTTCTCTTGACAATATCACTAACATCATCGCCTAAGTCTGCTATTTCACTGTCATTTTCATTGTAAGCCATCACTGTCGGCTTATAATTAAACTGTAAAATGCTATTAAATACACTTTCAACCTTTTTTTCAGTCGTCCCTAAACTTAAAGCAACTTCCCCTGTGTTTAATCTCCTCTGCCTGTAAGAATTGACAGTCCTACTATTTTTTACAAAATCTGTGTAGTAATCAAGATCATCGAACTCTGGATGAACAGCGTCCCTTGCTGTTTGTGCGTCATTAATATCTTCAAGTAATCTCCCATAATATTCCATTTCTTCAGCACTTAATATTTGTGCTATTTTTTCTTTTCTATCATCGTCAAGTATATTCTTTTTTTTGTTTTCTTTTGCCATAATATTTTTTACACATCATCAATAAATAATTCGTTGGACTGGTTATTATTTCTGTCTTCTTTAATTATTTTAATTTCTTCCTCGTCATAGATATTATCACAAAAGAATTCAAATGCGGAACGATAATGACTATCTGAATTATGAATAGGCTTCAATGGTTCGCTTGTTGCTTGGCTTCTCTCTGCTCGTTCTGGGTATCTTGACATCCTTAACGCTGAAATAAAACTTTCGCATAATTTAGTATTTATAGTTAAATCTCTGAAAAATGTTCGTGTAATGTCTCTAATATCAGTCCATTTCCTGCCTAACCAATCTTTACTCTGAACATAAATATTATGCTTATCCTCTAAAATATCTTTTGTACTTAATCCTGAACTAATATGTCTTTGCTTAACTGATGGGTCTCCGTAATGTGTTATTGTCCTACTCCATAATTTATGGCGCATTATCATATTCAACTCATATTCATTGTATTTTTCTATCCCAGATTTTATTGTCCCATTCACGAAAGGAACAAAGAAATCAATCGCTTTATTTGAATTTATATAACTATCTATAACATAGAATTTCTTATTTGATAAATCTGCCTGTATCCATACCATCGCAACGCTATCAAGTCCGAAATCCCAAGCAATATAAAGCGGTAATCGTCCTGTATATTCAATTTCTTTTAATTCCACCAACCTCATATCGTTCGCGTAAACCTTTCCTTTTGTCGTTCCATCATAACTTTTCAATACTTCGCGCGCAAATTCTTCTGGTGATTTTGTTTCTTTTGCTTCTTTAAACCATTTATCATCTCTACCGGGAACATCTTGCCAGTCAAAATTAAATTTTCTTATTCTCCCTTTTTCTCCTATCAATAATTTATGAAAATAACTATCTTTTCCTGTATCGGGCGGTGTTGACATCGCTATTCTGTAATTTGAACTCTCTCCTGCACTCTCCCAACTGCTTCCTGCCCAATCCCAAAATCCTAACTCATCAAATAATATCACTGATTTTCGTCCTCCTCTCGCGAAATTAGGATTTGCACTCTCGCCAGAGACCGTATTTCCGCTTTCTTCGTTATCCAACATCATAGATGCCCTACGATATTTTGGTTTCAACCAATTCGGAAATCTATCTAAAATATAATCTAACTTAACAAATAATGTGTCTTTCTCTCCTCTCTTGTCAACATAATCCTCTTTTCTGCTGCCAACTCTTGCCGTAAATCCTTTCGAAAACAACCAATGGTATAAAATCCAAGCCATTACAGTATAAGTCGCTCCAACTGCACGAGGTTTATCAAGAATAAAATTAACTTTCTCGCCTTGCCTTGATGAAATAAGATTATTATTTAATTCAGTTATTAAATCCCTTTGTTTTGGGTATAAAATATAAGGAACATTCGGATTAGTTTCGCGATCATCATAAGTCCAAAAAAACAAATCCCAAGCAAATTCTATATCTAATGAACATTTTTTCTTTATTATTTCCTGTAAAACAACATCATTCTCAGCCTTGTTTAAAATATTTAATCTATATCTTTTATTTTCTAAAATGCTTGTTGGAATTATTAGTTTATCATTCATCATTTTGATTTAATTTTTTTTGAAATTCATCGTCTATAGATTTTTCATCCATACTGTTTATTTGAATAAGCGTTTTGTTTTCTATTTTTTCTCCTTGTGAAGTATGGTCTACAGTTTGTTTTGGTAAGCCTTCGCAATAATTGAAAATAAGTTTTAATTTTTGGTCGTCTCCTTTTCTCATTGCTTCATCAATCATTTTTTTTACCATTATTTTAGCGTAAGTCTTCTTATTTTCTCCTTCTGGACATTTTTGTAATTCTTGTTTAAGCAATGTTATCAAAGAAAAACTGTCTTTCGGGCGTCCGCTTGGGTTTCCTGACTGTCCTTTTTTAAATCGCGTATCTTCTGGCATATTTCTGTTTATTTCCTGTTAGTTTAGGAAATTTTTATACTTAAATAAAAAAAAACGCAAAAACTGCGTGCTGTTAAATACTAAATAATTTATAATTAAATATAATATTCATATTCATATTCCCTCAAACAGTCAGATAAGAGGCGAAAAAGGTGGTGACCAAATCGCCTCAATGACTGTAAATTTATGAAAAAATTCACATCTATTTAGATTATAATATATTTTTTATTATTCGTCAAGTATATGAATAAAGTCAATAGGCATAGGGGCTTGACAAGCCCGTTCGTTTATGTTACAGTATAGACATAATTATAACAAGTCATTATTCTTTACATCTTATCCAGAGCTAACGGTCTAAGATTTGAAAAATAAGACTACAAATTTATGAAAAAAGAAAAAATCAATTCAAAAAAAATAAGCATTGAGATTGAAAGCAATGAATGTTGCGACAATCCCAATTGTGAAAATTGCGGAGGTAAAACATTTTATACAATTTTCGCAATAGACGAGAATGATGATGTATTGCTTAACTCAAGCCATTATACTCCAATATCAACAAGAAAAGAAATGAAAGATATACTAAGTCAATTCAGACAAGAATTAGAAATTAAAAAATTTACATTTTTGCCAAATTGTCCGCTCCTGTCTTAAACTTAAGAAAAAAATTAAATTAAATAAAGGTAGCAATTAGCATCTCTGATATTCTATCAGAGGTGCAATATTCCTACTTTTGTAGGTATAAAGAAAGGTTGAAGTCTAGATGGACTTCCTATACCGCTATACTCAATGGCTGTATATAGTATTTTATTTTGAATATTGCGGGAAACAAGTAAGTTTTCACGATAAGACTGTTAATTCCAAACCATTTAACGGAGAATGGTCTGGAATTAAAAATAAAATTATTCCTTTTATATAAAAATTAAACTATGCCAAAATGTAAAATCTGCGGTAAACCTTTAATTTGCGTTTCTTGCCAAAATAAGAAAAATGGCGAGATCAGCGCGAAAAAAAGATTTGCAGGAAAAACAAAAAAAGAGATTTCCGAGATTATGAGTAATGTAAGAAAAAAGTCGAGGCTTTTGATACTATTTTAAAAAACCCTTTAAAATCAACAAAAAGAAAAAAAATTAAGCAGGGCTTATTTCATTTATTTTATGCCCTGTTTGCCGTTTAGCCCTTTAAAACCAACAAAAACAACCATTTAAGTAGGCAAGTAGGCTAAACAGGGGGTTCAATTACGCTATATACATATTATATTCTTATCAGGCTTGTATACCCTTATATATATATATATATATATATATATACCCTACTTGTCTACTTAAAAAGGGAAAAACACTATATAAACATTGACCTAATTGATAAGTAGGCGACCTGTTTTAGCCTGCTTAACCCTGTTTTAGCCTGCTTTAAGGGACAGAGATACTTTTTTTATCTCTGTCTTTGCTCTGTTTTTCGTTTTATCTCTGTCAAGACAAAAAAGAGCAAATACTTGACATTTTATTTATTTGTGCTATTATTAAAAATAATTAAAAAAAATAATATGCTCAACTTACTACACATAACAATCAGTTATAGGAAAAGGATTGAATCAACAGCAATGTTGTTTCTTGTTGTAGTAAGCAAGAGCTAATCCTTTTCCGATAACTGATTTTTTGTTATGTATAATAAACTTGTCATTATGCCAGAATTTAAAAAAGTTATAGAAAAAGAGAAAAACAAATCTCTTAATGGTCTTGAGTTTAAAATAAAAGAAAATAAAGAGAATGTTATTAAATTAGCAGAATTTATTGCTAATGAAAATATTTTCATTAAAGACAAAAAAGAATTATATTTATTTGATGGAATTAAATATAATCTTTTAGAAACAAAAAAAGATAAAGAAAAAATTATTTATCTATTTTTTAAAAAATATTCTTTCTTAGAATTGAAATTTAAAAACGCTGGTTTTGTTAATCAATTGATCACATCTTTGTTTTTAGAAGAAAATATTAAAACAGTAGAATTAGATAATTATGAAGATTGCGTCGCAATAAAAAACGGAATATTAAATATAAATACATTAAAATTAGAACCCTATTCAAAAGATATTTATATAACATCAATGATAGAAAAAATAGAATATAAAAAACCCAAAAAATGGGAACTGCCATCATTATTAAATTCTTGCCCAAATTTTGCACAATATTTATTCACTGTGTTTGACGATGATATAGATACAATTAAGAATATAGCGATGATGATGGGTTGTCTTTTTTCAACTTCCACTAATGTTAATAAATTTTTTATTCTTAATGGTCCGAGTAGGGCTGGAAAAACACTTTTAATAAATTTAATAAAAACATTTTTTATAGACAAACAAAAAACATCATTGAGTTTAAAGCAACTTTCAATGCAAAGTGGTTTTGAGAGGCAAGGGTTGGAAACTTCACGCATAAATATAATTGGCGATGAAGATAAAGGTTATTTAACTTCTGGTGAAATTAAAAGAATAACCAGTAGAGATAATATTACATTACAAAGAAAAAATATAGCGGCATTAGACTTTAAGCCAAAATTTAAAATTATTGCAGCGACAAACTCATTACCAAAATTTGATGATGATTCAGATGGTATAGTTAATAGATTACTAATAATTGATTTTAAGAATATTTTTGACAGTCAAATTGAACTTGATAAAATAAAAAATCCAGCAGTGAAAAATCATTATTTAGCAGACAAAACGATGGAAAAAAAAATTATGAAAAATGAAATGTCGGATGTGCTTAATTTTGGTATATGGGGATTAAAAGAATTTAATAAAAGAAATTATGAATTTATTTATACTAAAAATTTTAAAGAAGCAATAGAAAAATACAAAAAAAATACAAGCACTCTTTATGAATTTTTAGTAGAAAATTATAGATTTCAGGACGATTTACCGGAAGATAAATGGATTTCTGTAATAGAAATTAAAAGAAAACATAATAATTGGCATCAAGAAAGAGTGCAATTAGGTCATTTGCCTAAAGTTTCGGAAAGCACAATAGGAACGAAGATTGCTACTATATTTAGAAGCGAATCTAAAAGATTATATAGAGATTGCAATTTCAACACTAATAAAAACAGCAACAAACAAGTTAGTTGCCACTCTTTAGTAGAGATAAACGGCGACGAAAGTTTATTTTAATTAACTAATATATAAATTTATGAACAATAATGTAAAAATTACTCAAATTACAAGTGCAACAGGAAAAAAATTTATTAAAATCTATGGGTTAGGAGATGATAATAAAATATATCAATGGGATAGTGAAAATTGGATTATATTTGAAGATAAATATAAAAAATTAAATGATTTGGATAATGAAATATGTAAACTTTTTGATGCTATCGCTAGAAGTAAAAGTGAAAAAGAAACAAAACAAATTATAAAAAAACAAGACGAATTAAAATCAAAATATTATAAAATAAAAGGAAATTATAACTAATTTTATGAACGGATTACAACGCACAACTTTCATAACAAAAGCATTCTCACGCAACACGCCATATTGGAAAAAAATGAAAGAAACTATTCTTTTTATTAGAAAAAAATATCCAAAAATAACAGACATTGATGAAATAGAAGAATTAGAAATAAGTTCAATATCGGAAACCAACAAATATTATAAACAGTTAGAGCAAGCACATAAAAAATCAATAAAAGTAAACAGTGCTGAGTTGCAGGAAATTTACGGAGTATCAGAAGAAGACGCAAACAAAGCACAAATAAAAAACTTAAAAAATAAACTAAAAGAAAAAGACGAACAAATTTGTTATAGTTTAGAATTATTTTATAAGCATCAAAAAAATCCTAAAACTCCGCTCTGGTTTTTAGAAATTGAAAAAGAAGATATAGAAAAATTAAAAACTGAATATTACAAACTACAAAAACAAATCCACTGGCTCAAATCATCGCCTTCCCGGCGTCAGGAAGACGATCAAAGTTTTGATATTGAAAGAATAAAATCTGTAGAAATAAAACAAGTATTGGAAAACTATAATATTGAAATAATCAATAACAAGATACTGTGTCCTATCCACGAAGAGGCTACACCATCTTGTGTTATATATGAAAACACTAATACTTTTCATTGCTTCGGTTGCGGGGCTGGAAAATCAGTAATTGATTTATTGATGGCTATCGAAAAAATTGATTTTGTGAGTGCCTGTAAAATCCTTGACAAAATGTAAATTTATATGCCTATACTTTCAAAAAATAAATGGTCGTGGGTAGCCAGTCGTTGCAAAAATTGCGGAACACGAAGCAAGGAAGGAAGAAATAAACATAAAGGCAACGGTCTGTGTTTTAGGTGCCACGACAAAGAAAGATTAAAAAATCCAATAAGAAAAGAAAATGTAAAAAACGCACAAAAAAGATTTTTTGATAAAAATAAAAATTTTGAATGGTTTAAAAAAGCACATCGCGAAACAGTAAAAAAATATTTAGATAAAAATAAAGACAATCCCGAATTTATTGAAAACAGAAGAAAATTAAATAACAAAAGATATCACGAAATTTTAAAAAAAGATTATTGGTATAAAAAATCTTGTTTAGTTTTTCAAAAAAAAAGAAGAGAAAAAAAATATTTTATAGAATTTATAAAAAAAAATCCTAAATACTTAAAAAAATATTCAGACGGAATAAAATATCGTTGCAACGGTTGCAATAAAGATTGTTTAATTGCTTCCCCAATAAAGCCGATAGAATTAACCAATAGAATGCAAAAATTAGAAAGATTCAGAAAGTTAGTAATTCAGGAGTGCGAGGAAAGCGAATAGGGACAGGGGCTTGACTTATTATAAATATATGTTATAATAATATTAAATTTAATAAAAAAATAAAACTATGGAAATAATCAGAACAAAAATAGTATCAGTTAAAAAAGTTGACTTGAAACGACTTCGTAAAAAAGCAGGATTAACATTAAGACAACTTGAAAAATTAAGCGGAGTGTCATTTGTAAAATTACATCATCACGAAAATGATTTAAAAATGGACGAAGAGGTTTGGAAAAAAATCGCTAATATTTTTGATAAAATTAAATAGTAATAGATATAATTGAGCATTAGACAAAAAATAATCTTTAAAACTCGCAGAGTAAATCCATTATAGGTATCGAAAAGCGACGACAAAGGATAATTCAAATAATCCCCCAACGGGTTTGCTCAATAAATGTTATAAACATTATTAGCAAACCCTCACGGAGGATATAAGTTGGTTAATGAGAGGTGTTTGTGGAAGTCCGTTTTCAAGCGGTAGAGACACAGAAAAGATAAAAACTTACTGTGCCGCATCCCCCTCTTCTCACTAGCCAACTTAAACTAACCAAAAAAATTATGAAAGAACAATTTGAAGAATTTTACCAAAAAACTAAAGATGAGTATAACCCAACGAATAACGAAACGCTCAAAATAAAATTTCAACTATTTTATTGTGAAGGTTATACAGATAGAATGAATAAAGAATTAAAAGAGTTAAGAAAATAAATTTATGAAAATTAAACACCCAGTAAAATTTAAAACTAGAGAGGAACTCACTGGACAATCTTGGACAGAATTATTACTTTTCGGCAAGAGAAAAGAAGAAAGAGAAGAAGAAAGAGAAGAAGACAAAATGTTCGCAGAAAGAGCCGAAAGAGACAAAGATATTTATTTAGAAGAAAATTTAATATAAAATTTATGAAAAACAAAACAATTAAAGAAACAATGAATAAAGAAAATTTAAAAGAGAAAGAAGAGAAAAAATATCCAATTACTAAATACGATAAAAATAATAATGAGATTTATTGTGAAAACAGCGATGGTTATTGGAGAAAAACTAAATACGATAAAAATAATAATGAGATTTATTGTGAAAACAGCAGTGGTTATTGGGAAAAAACTGAATACGATAAAAATAATAATGAGATTTATTGTGAAGATAGCAGTGGTTATTGGAGAAAAACTGAATACGATAAAAACAATAATGAGATTTATTGTGAAAACAGCGATGGTTATTGGAGAAAAACTAAATACGATAAAAATAATAATGAGATTTATTGTGAAAACAGCGATGGTTATTGGAGAAAAACTAAATACGATAAAAATAATAATGAGATTTATTATGAAGATAGCGATGGTTATTGGGAAAAAACAGAAGGAAAAAATGTTTTAGAATTTAAAAATAATAAATATTATTTAAATAATAAAATTTATGAAAAATAAAAAAATTATTATACAAATAAAAAATATTATTCGAATAAAATAAATAGAAAAAAAAGAAATGTAAGAAATAAAATAAATAATTTAATAAAATATAATAATATAAAAAAACAAACAAAATGTTCCTTGTGTAATTCTAATAAAAACATTGAGAAACATCATCCAGATTATAATAAACCTTTTCAAATAATTTGGTTATGTAAAAAGTGTCATATTAAATTACATAGAGAATTATTACAAAAAAAATGACTAAACTGCAAAAAATAAAGATTTCCGTTTCGTTGAAGCGATTTCACAAAAATAAAAACAAAATACTAAAACTTAAAAAATTCACTGCATCAACCTTAGTCATTATAGGATTGTTAATCGCTAGTTATCATGCGATCATAAAAATCAAACATAATATTATGATTGCTAACGCTTCTAGCATTGACGCTATAACTGAATATCAATCTAAGAAAATATATGGCGAAATGGTTGACTACGACGAGTTGGTTCCGACTGCCTCTATCGTGCAACCCTTGGCAGAGCAGGCACTCCCTGCTCTAATGCCAACGGTTAAAGAAAGAGCAAAAGTAGAAGAGTTGATTAAAAACACTTTTCCTAAAAATTATAAACTAGCGATTGCGATTGCTAAATGTGAAAGTAAATTAAACCATAAAGCGATAGGAGATACAAATACTAAATATCAATCAACAGGATTATTTCAAATAAGAGAATTACCTCAAAGAATGAAGTTTTATAACTTAACAACAGAAAAATTACAAGATCCTACTATTAATATTTTAATGGCTCATATAATTTATAATCATAGTGGGTGGTATCCGTGGACTTGTTATTCTAAAGGATTATATAAAAAATATTTATAACCTTGTGAGGTAGTGCTAAATCTAAAATTAAAGAATTTCTAATATTGAAACGAACAGAACGCAGAGGATAAAAAATTTATGAAACAATTAAAATGTAAAAGTAATGTTGATTGGGAAAATAAATAATATTAATATAATAATTATGACAAAACAAGATAAAGTAAAAGTAATAAATGGGAACAGCGGTGGTTATTGGAGAAAAACTGAATACGATAAAAACAATAATGAGATTTATTGTGAAGATACAAGATAAAGTAAAAGTAATAAATGGGAATAATGAAGTCGGGCAGCCAACAATGATAGGAAAAGTCGGAGTTATTTCTAGTTTTGGAAGCAAATATAAAGTAAAAGGAAAAGACACAGTTGAAGTTTATGTTGATTTCAAGTATTTTGGAACTCATATTTTTAATGATTATCATCTTAAAACTAAAAAATTTATGAAAAAGAACAAAACAAAATATAGCAAGGAAGTTTATATACAGATAAACTTCACATTAAAGAAACAATTGACGAAGAAAAATCATAAAGAATTTATAAAAAGATATTTAGAAGTGATGAAAGATTTTGAAAAAAAACAAGGATATGAATTTATGAACTGGGAAAATAATGTAGAAAAATTAGAGATAGATGGTTCTGATGATATTGAAGCAAGTTATCGCTGTTGCTTAACAGAATATACTATTACAACTTTTAAATGCGATAAAGAAGGAGAAATACTTGACAGCGAATATCCAGAATATAATAAATTTTTAGATGGATTACAAAAATATTTTTATAAAAAAGATGAATTTTATAAAATAACCTGTCATGATGATGGATGGGATGGGGAGATTTTTATGGATGGGATGGATATTTAACTTGCTCTTATTGTCATAAAGCTGGTGCAAAATGTTTAATGCACCGAAGTAATAAAGAATAATTTATTATGAGGTCGGCATGATAAAATTATTATATATAATTTAAAATTTAAACTAAAAAACTTATGACTACAAACAAAAATTTTGATGACGGTTTCGAAAAAGCACCGTCAAATTGGATGAATTGGGGTAAAATTGGTAATGTTATCAAAGGAACTTTAATTGGTTCATATGATAAAAAAGATAACATCAAAGGTGGAATGCAAAGAATTTATGAAATTAAAGTAATAGACGGAGAATTTAATGCAATCGTTAATAAAATTCCACAAGAGAAAGCAACAGTATTAGAAAAAGGAGACATTTATCAAGTAGGTGGCAAATCTATGATTGATAAACAGATGAGAAATGTTAAAATCGGGCAAAAAGTATTAATGAGATACATCAGCGATTTTAAAATGGAACAAGGAAATGTTGCAAAAACTGTTGAAATTAAAATAGGTGGAATGGATGAAGAGTTTTTAAAGGAAAGCCAAAATGAATTAGTTAATGTAGAAGAAGACCCGTCTTTTCAATAAATTAAATAATATCAGCGGATCCGACCATTCGCTGTTTAACCAAAAAAACCTATGAAAATAAAAGAAATTCCTTGCATAAAATCACGCACAATTTGCGTTGAAGGTATGTTAGGCAAAGATAAATTTCGTAAATTTAATTTAGGAATTATCGCTATTCCAGATACAGAAGAAGAAAAAAAAGATGTAAAAAAATTTTATAAAAAAGTAAGCGATACCGTGGACTCTTTATTTGAAATTGAGATTAAAAAACTTAATAATTTAGTTAAAAATAAAAATCAATAATTTAATTTAACCAAAAAAATTTATGGAAAAACAAATTATGAAATTAAATCCCTTTGAAAAAAAAAGGGTTAGAAATTAAAACAAGTGCATCTGAATTAGTAATTAAAAATTCAGAAGATTTGCAAAAATCAAGTGCGATTTTTAAATTATGCCAAGAAAATTTAAAAGAAATAGAAGAAGGAAGAAAAGAATTGATTACTCCGCATAGAGATTTTGTCAATCAAATAAATAAACTTGCAAAAAAAGTTTCAGTCTCAACAGAAGAAGCAAAATTATTAGTAAAAGAAAAAATATTAAAATATAATCAAGAGCAAGAAAAAATACGATTTGAAAAAGCAGAAAAAGAAAGAAAAAGGCTTGAAAAAATAAGATTAAAAGAAGATGAAGATAGGCTTGAAAGGAAACGAATTGAAGATGAAAAAAGAGAGAAAGAAGAAGCAAGACTTGAGAAAATAAGAATAGGACAAGAAAAAGCACAGGCTAAAATTGATGAAGAAAAAAATGAAAACAAAAGAAAAGAAGCACAGATCGAAGCAGACAGAATAAATGCACAGGCAAAAATTGAAGCAGATAAACTTGAAATTGCAAGAAAAAAGAGAGAGTTGGATGAAGAAAGAAAACAGATTGAGGAAGATAAAAAAGAAGCAAAAAGAAAAGCGTTAGAAGCAAAACAACAGGAAAAAAGAGATAAAGAAGAAGAGGCAAATAAAGTTAAAGGAATGCGAACTTTGACTAAATATGAAATTATTGATGAAGATTTAGTTCCAAGAGGTTTTTGCTCATCTGACAGTAAAAAAATAAATGAAGCAATAAAAAGTGGAGTTAAAAAAATAGCAGGCATTAAAATTTTTAAAGAAAAATCAATAAGATAATAAAATATGAATAATTATTTTAGCATAGACAATAAACATATTTCAAATTCTAAAATTAGTGATTGGCTAAAAGATAAAAACTTTTTTCAAAGAAAGCATATTTTAGGAGAGATAAAACAAGTTGAAACACAACCTTTAAGAATAGGCAAGGCAGTTGATTGTTGGCTAACAAGCGGTAAAAATGTTTTTGATAAGAATTACATTGCTGTTTCTCGCAGAAATCTCAAAAATCCGCCAGAAGATTATATTGAATTACCGATGAAAGAATATGAAGCAATTCAAAATATGTGCGAAATAGTTGAAAAGCAACAAGCATTTCAAGACCTAAAAGATTATAGACGACAGATAATTTTAAAGAAAAATATAGACGGACTTGGAATTTGGAAAGGAATTTGCGGCATCCCTGATTTTCTAAAAATAGACGGAGACAACGCTATAATTGTTGATTTGAAAACTTCTACAACAATAGAGCCTGTCGCTTATCATTATCATTGCCTTAAATATGGATATTATCGCCAATTAGCAATGTATAGCCTCCTCGTTGAGTATTGTTATGAAATTACTAATATTGAATGTAAGCATTTCGTTGTAGAAAAAGACACTGACGGTATATTCAACTGCCAAACTTTTACCTTGGATGCCGAAAGAATAGAAAATGAAAAAGAAACAATTTTAAATGCTATTCAAGAAATAGGAGACGAAAAAGATTTTAATATTAAAAATGTGGGCTGGAACGATAGTATTCCTATCGGAGAAATAGAAGAAATTAGTTTTTAAGTAAAATAAATTAATTTAATAAAATAAAAAACTTATGATAAAAATTGAAGAATTAAAAAAAATTGAAGAATTAAAAAAAATTGAAAAATTAAAAAACTTCATAAATCAAAAAGACAGTGAATTTGTAAAAATTAATGGTGGAGTTTGGGGCAATACTTCCAGTACTGGTGTTTACAGGATTTTATTCTCCAGGTGCAACTGTCCAGGACATAATTTTGTTAAAAAGGATGAGGACGATGATTTTGTTTATTATGAATGTGAACATTGCGGAGAAACAGAGTCAAAATACAAAGAAAAATAAATAATTATTTTAATTATTATTTTCAGTAGTTGCGGAATAAAACGCTAGAAGGAAGCTATCTTTTATGAATGGATTTATAATTTAAAACTAATATGGAATTATATAAACATCAACAAGAGCTCATAAAACAATCTCCTAATAGAATATGCTTATTCTGGGAGTGCGGATCTGGAAAGACTTATGCTATACTTGAATTAGTAAAATTAAAATCAGAAAATTGTTTGATTATATGTCCTAAAAGCATAAAACAACAATGGCAAGAACAGACAAATCATCTTGTAATGACAAAAGAGGAATTTCGCAGAGACTGGAATAAATTGCCAAAATATGATTGCATTGTAATTGATGAAGCACATAATTTTACAGGATACAAAAGCCAATTACATAAAAATACTTATAAATATTTTGTAAAACATCAGCCGAAATTTATTTATGGACTAACTGCAACGCCCTATTTATCGTCAATGTGGAATTTATACGCATTAGAAAGATTGTTAGGTAAAAATCCTAATTGGTATGAATATAATAAAAAGTATTTTAATAAAGTCAAAATGGGCAATAGAACAATTTCAGTTCAAAAGCCAAATTTAGGAAAAGAGGTTGCGAGAATTTGCAATAATATAGGTAGCACAGTAAAATTAAGCGACTGCGTAGATGTCCCAGAACAAATATTCCAGACTGAATACTTTAATTTAACTCCAGAGCAAAAACGAGCGATATTAGAAGTAAAGAAAAGCGAATTTCTGCCGATAGTTAAATATAGTAAAATATTACAAATTGAGAATGGAACTTTAAAATCTGACGGCTACTCTAAAAATCAATTCTATAAAAGTGAAAAATTATCAAGATTATTAGAAATAATAAAAGAGCATAAAAAAATAGCAATATTCTTTAAGCACAAATTAGAAATTGAATTAGTTAAAAAAAATATAAAAAATAGAAAAGTATTTGTAATTAGCGGAGATGTTGAAAATCGTGATGAAGTTGTAAAGCAGATAGAAAAAGAAGATGACGCAATCGCTTTAATTATGATACAATGTTCGGCAGGTTATGAATTACCAACAATAAATTTTATAGTTTATTACAGTTTATCTTTTAGTTTTGTAGATTTAAAACAAAGTCAGGGGCGCTTCTTGAGAATTAACAGACCAACAAAAAATGTATATCTTTATTTATTAAACGATAAAGATAGCATTGATTTTGCAGTATATGATAATGTTGTAAACAAGAAGAGTAATTTTTATTTAGAAATTTACGCTAAAACACATAAAAATTTATGAATAAATTAAAAAATAATTTTATGGAAAATTTTAAACAATTTAAAAATCCAGTTTATAGTTGGTGTCCTGGCATAGAAGAAAATGCAATGGAGCAGATAGATAATCTAGCAAAACTTCCATTTTTGCATAAACATATAGCAATAATGCCAGATTGCCATCTCGGCTACGGAATGCCTATTGGTGCAGTAATGGCAACAAAAGATGTAATAATTCCTAACGCTGTCGGAGTTGACATCGGGTGTGGGATGTGTGCCGTCAAAACTTCTTTAACAGAAATTGATACTGCTACTCTTAAAAAAATAATGAGTGAAATTAGAAAAGTTATTCCAGTCGGATTCAATAAACATCAAGAAAAACAAGATGATAATTTAATGCCACGCAAAATGCAGTTTGTATCATGTGATGATTCTGATGAATTTTATTATTCTATTGTAAAGGAAGAATATAACAACGCTTTAAAATCTCTCGGAACTCTCGGAGGAGGAAATCATTTCATAGAAATTCAAAAAGGAGATGACGGACATATTTGGATAATGATACATTCAGGTTCAAGAAACTTAGGACTAAAAGTTGCAAATCACTATAATAAATTATCAGTTGAATTAAACGCTAAATATTATAGTGAAGTTCCAAAAGAATGGGAATTGGCATTTTTGCCAGTTGATAGTGAAGAAGGACAATTATATATCAGAGAAATGAATTATTGTGTTGAGTTTGCTTTGGCAAATAGAAAATTGATGATGAGTAGAATTTTGCACGCTGTAGAAAAATATATACCTTCGTTAGTTTTGAATGAAACAAACAAATTTATAAACATAGCCCATAACTACGCCACTCAAGAAAATCATTTCGGAAAAAATGTATGGGTTCATAGAAAAGGAGCAACACAGGCAAAGAAAGGACAAATTGGTATTATTCCAGGCAGTCAAGGAACTTCAAGCTATATCGTGGAGGGGTTAGGAAATCCAGAAAGTTTTGAAAGTTGCTCTCACGGTGCTGGTAGATTGTTAGGAAGAAAGCAAGCAGAAAAAACTTTAGACTTAGAAAAAGAAATTAAGATATTAGGTGACCAAAACATAATTCACGGAATAAGACACAAGAACGATTTGGATGAAGCGACAAGTTGTTATAAAGATATTGAAGATGTAATGGAAAATCAAAAAGACTTAGTTAAAAGATTAGTTAAATTAAAACCTTTGTGTGTAATAAAAGGTTAGTAATGTTATGAATAAATTAAACTTAATCAAAAAAATAATATTACTTCCTTTTATTATTTTAATAATGCCAGTCATTTTATTTATTTTATTCTTTCTTACTGATTGGGCAGATAAAAAAGAAATTAAATATAGTTGGAATTTTTTAAAAGATTTTTTTAAATTTTAATATATGCGTGAAAAAGATTTTCAAACCAGGTTTAACCGCTGGTTAAAATATAGTAATTTTGGTTCAGGAGCGTTTGAATTAAAACTTACAAAAAAAAAGTCTATTCCTTTTTCCGCTGTTAAAGAACATCAGATAAATGCTTTATGGCAAGTTAAAAATAAAAAGTTTATTTATAAAATTTCAGACGAAGATAGAAGGCAAAAGCCATTTGACTGCTTTATGTTGAATTGTGCAGACGCTTTTGTCGTAATAATGTTTTACCGGCGAGGACAGAAAACTTTTTACATGATAGACATCGCAGATTTTCTGATAGAAAAGAAAACAAGCACAAGAAGATCATTAACAGAAAAAAGATGCTCCGAAATTGGAACATCTTACGAATTAGGAAAAATTTATAAATAAAAATGAACTTATGAAACAAAAAAAAAGTTTTATATAGTTGTTTAAAAAGAGGAACTACAAAAAGTTGTGGATGTTTACATAAAATGACCAACACAAGATTTTATAGGATTTTTTGTGGTATTAAAGAAAGATGTGATAATGAAAACCGAGATAATTACAATAGATATGGAGGTAGAGGAATAAAATGTGAGTGGAAAAATTTTGAGGAATTTAAGAATGATATGTATGAAAGTTATTTAATTCATTTTGGAAAATATGGAAAAGATACAAGTATAGATAGAATTAATAATAATGGAAATTATTGTAAAAAGAATTGTCAATTTAGCACAATAAAAATTCAAGCAAATAATACTCGTCGTAATCATTTCATTACTTATAAAAATAAAACTCAAACAATGGCTCAATGGGCTGATGAATTAAATATAAATAGAGGAACATTATTAAGTAGAATAAACAATTATAATTGGTCTGTTGAAAGATCGCTAAATAAATAAAATAATATGAAAATAATAATCAACATTTTAGTATTTACAGCATTGATTATAATAATGCCTTGTATTCTTTTTTATGCTTTAATTATATTTTTAATCTGTCCTGCAAGTTATCCCGAAGATTAAATAAAAATAAAAAACTACTCAAAATAAAAAACTACTCAAAATATAAGAGTAGTTTTTTATATGTTCTATTTTTTTAAAATATCTGTTTCTTTTATTGTTTTATCGTTTAACATTTTTTCTAAAAAGATTTTTTCTTCTCCTACAACATTTTTTCCTTTATTAAGTTTATCAATAATCTTATTTATAAAATCAGCCTTTTTTTTCATAAATGAAGCGTATTTTCTTATCAATGGAACGGCAATGGTGGGATTTGAAATAATTGAACCAATCACAAGCGGAATATTAGCTGTTGCAAATCCAAATCCAGCTAAACCACTTTTTACATAAGTTCCTACTTGTATTCCAGAGGCATCTTTTATATTTTCTAATGCTTTAAGTATATTTACTTTTTTCTCAATATTAGGATCAATACCCTTTAATCTTTCCAAAACTTGCTCTTTCCCTTTGCCTGTTAAATTAGCAATTTTACTAATTGCATTATCTTTGAAATCTCCAGTTTTAGGATTTATATAATCTTTTTTAATTTGATTTAAAATCTTTATCTCTTTGCTAAATTCAGCGTCAAGCTCTTTTAATCCTTTAATTTGTTTCTTCCCTAATTCATCATAAAATTTTCTTAATTCTCTTGACATTGTAATAGAAGCACTTGTTTTTCCAGTTTCATATTTAGCCATACTTGACAATGATTGACGGGCATTCAAAAAAGCATTAGCAGATAATTCATTTTTATTATATACATTTATAAAATCTTGTAATGCTTTTTTATCAGTTGGACTTAATGGTATGCTTTCAACTGTTTGCAATATTTTTCCTTTTTCATCTAAATTAAGTTTATATTTTTCTAATACTTTTTTTCCAGCATCCTCTGGAATATTAACAAACTGGTTACTTTCTCTTAAAACTTGATACCCTTCTCCTGTTTCCGATAATGCTTTTAATCTATTATCTATTTTAGTTTTTATATTTTTTGCAAGCGTTTCTCTTGCTGTGTCTACATTTTTTATTGCTTCTTTTGTAAATGCTTCAGGACTTTCTATTATTTGTTTTAAAGCACTTCTATTAAGACCTGTTGCCTGTGAAACTCCAAATTCAGTTATTTCTTTTGCTCCTGTTATTCCAGTGCTTACTCCTTTTTTAGTTATATCAATCCCAGTTTTTACTCCTTTTTCAATCACTTCTCCTGCTATTTCTTTGCCAACTTTCCCTGCCTTTATTGCTCCTTTTGCTCCGATCATCGTTGCTTTTTCAACAGGCAAAACAGAAGCAATGCCCCCTGCTCCCTCTAAAGTATGAATTAAATCAGGATAATGTTTTTCTGCTTCTTGCCATTCTTCATTTACTTTTGAAAATAATCCAAACATTAATTTCAAACTTTCTTTAACTCCGATTTGATCTTCTGGTTTGCTTTCTGCAACTGCACTCCCTGCTTTTGACATAATTTCAGAGACTTTATCTTCAATAACATCAGGAGTAATTTTTTTAATTCCTTTACCGAAGAGGTTAAACCCTGCTTCCCAGACTGCCATTACGCCCCTGCCTGCTAATTCTATTCCTGTTTGTCCCGCTTGCTTAAAAGATAATTCACTGCCTGCTTCTTTAAAAACTCGCTTAAATTCCTCTTTTGTTTCTGGTGAAATTAAACCTTTTTTCTCTTTTTCTATAATAGGTTCTTTTTTAATTCCAGAAAAAATACTTTGTAATGTTGGTCTTTGTTGTGTTTTTAAAGGTATTTGTTCAGTCTGTATATTTGAACGATTAAAAATACTATCTAATGAAGGTCTTTCTAATGTTTTTGTTGGTTGAGGTTTTACAGGAGTTTTTTTACCTGAAAAAATCTCTTCTAATGTTGGTCTTTCCATAAAGTTATCTTAAATTATCCTAATTTATTATAAATTGATTGAATATTCTTAATATAAGTTGGCACACTTGTTCCTAATACATCTTTTTTATTGCCTGCTTTTGCCATTGGCTGACCAGAAAACCAAATACTTGCAACATCTTCAACTGTTCCATATTGTTCGTATATTTTTGCCATTTTATATTCTGCTATTTTATCTTGAATATCTGGATTATTTAAAAATTCTTTTTCGCTAACAATTCTTCCTAATGCTTGTTTTGACCAAGACGGTAAATTTCCCGGCATTATCTGATATTTTCCCATTGCTCTTTCACCTTTATATTGTCCACTTGGAATTTCCTTGCCACGAATTTGATAATTTCCACCGCTCTCATATTGTCCTATGGCTTCTCTAATCTTTGAGGCTTCATTTGTGTCGCCACCAACCATACTAAAATTTCCACTTTCATTTTGTAAATATTCTATTATCTCATCATCATTATAATTATATTGTTTTGCTGAATTTATCATTTCATTCACACTCGGGTCATTTTTAAGATAATCAATAATCTCTGCACTGGTGTATTCACTATCTATTGCACTTTGAATTGATTGTTTATAGTTTGTAATGTCTGTCTTAACTTTATCGTTTGAAACTTTTTTCATCGCTTTTTCTAAAACTTGATTATCTAAATCAAAGTATTCTCCTGCCCTTGTTTTCCTTGTTGCTTCTCTCATTTCATCTATTGTATTAAAACCAAAACTATTAGCGGCAGTTAATAAATTAGTATTTAATGAATCTTGTGCATCACTTGATGATTTTTTAAATCTTTTATCTTGTAATGCTATATTCGGAACTAAACTACCAAGTCTTATCGCTTCTGGTTCTGAAATTGCAACTCCTGAAATTTCTTTCATAAAAGCAGTTTTATATTTTCCAGAAATAATATCTATCGCAATAAGTCTTTCACTTCCAGCACCAAAAAGTTCTTTCGCTTTTAATGCCCTACTTGCTACTGGACCAGTATTCGCTTTTCCAATATTGTCTAATTCTTCAACACTATCAACCCCTAAGTCATCTTTAAAATCATCAAATATTCTTTGTTTTTCATCTTGACTTAATGTTTTTATAAAATCGCCGCCCTCTTTCAATGCTCTCATAGAATTTATATCTTTTTCCATTTCAAGCCAGTCTACTATATTTTGATATTCTTTTTTTCCTACTCCTTGAAAAGTTTTATTTCCAAAACCATTATCTTGTCTTGTTTGAATAATCTCATCTAATTGTCTTCTTGTAATATTAGCAGGTGCATTATACTTACCCGCTTGCGTTTCACTGACTGCTTTATTTTTTGGGTCGCTAAACGCCTTAGTTACTTTTGCTAAAAAATCAGGGTCATCAGCAAACTCATCTCTAATATCTGTCGCATCTCCTTTTGTTAATAATCCATTGCTAATTTGTGCTAATATTGCTTCTTTCCTCGGTTCTCCTGTTATCAGGTCAACACTTTCTGACGGAATATCAGTAGGTGTAAATTCTCCAGTTGCAGGGTCAAAAACTCCGCCTGCTTGGTCGCCAGTGGCTTTTATAAATTGATAATCTTTTTCTGTCAATTTCTGCTCATCTAAATAAATCTTGCTTTCGTTCACAATTCTATTCCACGCCTCATCATAAGTATCAGAAAACTCATCAATTTTAACATCGTGATAAGTTTTTTTCATCTCTTGTATCAGTGCGACATCATCAGAACTTCCAAGAGCCCTTAACCAATAAGTTTCTTCGTAAGTCGTTTTGCCGTCCTCGCCAACAATAGGAATAGGATTTTTAACTTTTAACACTTGATCTTCTGAATAATTTCCAGCCTCTTCTTCTGTAATTCCTCTATAAGTTTTACTTAAATTTATCTGCCTATCTTCCCATAATTTAGTAGTTAAATATTCTCTTTGCTCTTTTGCAAATTCTTCATTGTCGGCTGAAATTCCCCAGTCTATTTGCATCTGTGTAAATATTTTTTCCTGCCTATCTCTTTCCGTCACCATATCATTAAACTGTATTTTCTTATCAACCATTGCCAATGCTTCCGCTTGTTTTTGTTTTGCAATATCATAAAGCAAAACAGCTCTCTCCGTGTCTTCTTTTTTTCCAGTTAATAACGCTCTTTTAGCCGCCGCTTTCGCCGCTCGTTCCGCTTCTAATTTCGCAGCCTTAATTTTAAAAATAGCGTCATCATATTGAGATTTTATTTGATTGAGTTGTCCGCCCTCTCCTGTAAAAGTTTCACCCTCTGTTGTTCGTAAGGCGGCAGCACCTGCGAATTGTGTTGACATAAATCCGCCTCGCTCTCCTGCTCTTATAATCGCTTTTGGCATTCCTAATCTTTTTGCTTCTTGTGCTTCTTTTATCAAAGGGTCATAAGCACTTCCCGCTCTATCCGCTGCTTCTTCCATCTCCTTTAAATCTTCGTCTGTTAAATCACTCTCGCTATCTAATAAGTTTTTCATATTATCAAAAGCCAAATCTGTTTCAGTTGTTAAATTATTTATCTCATCTGTTTCGTAAAAATCTTCATAAGTATCATCATCTTCAAGCCCATCTCCATTTGCCATACCCTCTAATTTTTTTTTTGTTTCGTCTGCCTCCGCTCTTGGTCCTGTTGAACTGCCCATAATATTATCAGTTTCATTATTTATAGCAGTATCAGCAGGAGACGGCGGAGTAGGAGCAGGAGCATTCAAAGGATTTTCGGTTGTCCAGCCCTCGCCTAAAAAATGCTGTCCTGCTTGCAAGACAACTGAATCGCCATCAGGCTTATAATATCTTGTTGGTTCTTTTGGGTTTATTTCTGTTTGGTTTATTGCCATATTTTTATAATTTATATTTAATTAAATTTTCTTATCAATCCGCTTTTAATAGGTTGAGAAAATATCCTATACTGAATACCAATACTGCTAACCTCCCATTGCATATTTTCTCCGTCTGAAAGAAATTCAATCTGTGCGTTATAAATCGGTTCAATTCTTAATCCTTTATTAAGATATACTCTAAACTTTTTCTTTAATGATGTTTCTGTTTGAGCGCCAAATCTTTTAGTCCCAAAGGCAGACAATCCAAATAGATTATAATCTTCCGCATCAAAAAGATAATCTGTTTCAGTTCCTAAAAAGTCTGTGCTGGCTACTTGCGTATAGCCATTTTCATCGGCTAACAAACTTATATTTAATTCTGTGTTCGGTGAAATATAGCCTTCAACATAAACGCCAACAATCTGCTTTAAAAGATGAGGACTGCCAAAATCAAACTGCTTGCTTCTCCAACTTGCCTTTACATCGTTTTCGTTATCTCTCGGAATATCAATAACTTTATATACATTGTTAGAATTAGCGTCCGCAAAATACAATTCTTCGCTTGTGTCATCATCATAAATAGTAAAGTCGCTAACATTCCAACCGACTATCGGACTATCCCAAAATTGATTTTTAATATTATATACAAAAACTGTATTATTATAAGTGTCTGTATTTAATGTTTTAAAAGAAAAATACGCTTTATCTTTAAAAACTATTCCAGCGGATGAGCTAAAATCTGCGTCTGTTAAAGTCAATTTAATTATATCGCTTATAGGAACTACTTGCGGATAATCAACGCCCTCTACTCTTGTTAAATACATTATCTGATTATCAGGAGTTATAAAAAATATTCCATTGCCTCCGCTAAAAACTGACTGATTATGAACTCCGCCAATAGTCTGGCTTTTTCCATCAAACGGTTTTAATGGGTCAAGCGTGTAAGTCGTATCATTCAAAGTTGCTTTATAAATTATGCTTTTCTTAAAAATATAGATTGAATTTTCATCTAACAACATTCCTTTAACTGCTCCGCCACCCTCTCCTAAATTGAAAATACCGGGGCTTGTATCTGTGCTATCTAAAACTAAATTAGCACCAACAAAATTAGTGGCATCTCCGTATTCACTAAAATAAACTGCTTGGTCAACATCTGTAATTCCACCAATAAATAATCTGTTATTAGCGGTTAAATAAATATTACCCTCTGGGTGAGCGGAATATTCCGTGACTATTTGTGCTACTCCTCTATTATCAGCACAAGCGACAGTAGTTGTTGCGACTGTGAATGTTGTTGCTGAAACTGCCGAATAAGCGATTTCAGTATCACAATAAATAATACTTCCACTTGATAAAAAGCCGTCTGTATCATCTACCGTTATTGTTGTCGTTCCTATTCCTACCGCTCCGTTTATTATTGTATGGTCTCCGCTCCAACGCATAGCATTATCATAGCCATTGCCAAAATAAGTATATGAGTGTAAGTCTGTATTTATATTATAATCGGCAAATCCGAATTTTTTGCCAGTAGTTAGTCCTGTTTTTAAGGTTTCCCAAGTGTCGTTATCTTCCTCTAAATATTCAATAACTGTTCCGTAAGTTCTCATCATAACATTGCTTCCGTCTCTCTTCCTGAAAGTATGTAAAGTTTTAATGGGTGTTGTGCTTGTCGCTTGTGTAGCGTCTTCTGGAAATAATTCAAAGCCTTGATTCCTAATTGAAATTCTGTCGCCCTCGTTTATTGTTGTATTTTGCCCTTGCGGGTTTGCTCCATTACTAATTTTAGCAGGGTCAAATTTAGTCTGATAACCGTCAAATTTATTTATTATCATCCATTGAGCGTTTGGATAACTTGCTCCTAGCATTTCGTCTTCACCGCCTAAAATATCTTCTCCCACAACGCCGTCAGGTTGAACAGGAATTTTCATTATTAAAAATGATATTCCTGTTCCTAACATAAGAATAAATATAAAATATACAATAAATTGTTTTAATGTTAATTCCATATTAAATTAAACTTAATGGGTCGTCTGAGAAAACCCACCTTGTAGTAGTTATTAAAGGAGTTAAATCTGGGTATCTTCCACCCAACTTCTGCCACGCTTCGGCTTTTTTCGCTCTAATTTTTTGAGCAAGTGCTTCGTTCTCTTTTTCGTCAATTCCAGTTAGCATTGCTTCATACATAATTACATCTATCCATTCACTATCTCCGACAAGTTCGCTGTCTGTTGAATATACTTCACTGCTATTAAAAAAGTATTCTTGGTCTGCAACAGATGAGCCAGTAAGCATTACGCTATATCTTGAATAATACCAATAATCTAATAATTCCCACCCTCTTAAATATGAGCGGTCAATATAATACGCTCCTGTTGAAACGCCGTTTATTGTTATAAAATATTTACTAAAAGTTGAAGGTGTTATTGTGCCGACTTCTGTTGCTTCGTCTAAATTTATTGCAAGCAAATTCCACGCCTCTGCTTTAAAAGATTGTCCGCTAAATTGTGTGGTTAAGTTTTCTGTTAAATAATTTGAACTATCATTGCCAAATTTTAAATCAATGGATGTCGGAATACTTTTTAAATATACCCAAACAAAAAAGTATTTTTCTTTATATTCGCTGTCATTGATATTTGTAAAATCGCATTCAACAGTCGCTATATCTGTGCTTTCCGTTACATTCACTTTTATTGAGCCATTACCTTTTTTATATAAAACAGTTTCGTCTTCAACAGAAACAGCGTCTGCACTTGCTGTGTAATTATCGCTTGTTTCTCCGCTTTCTACTTCTTGGCTTCCTGTTCTTATTCCTGAATAACGAACTCCTAAAAATCTATCTCCGCTGTCCCAAATATCAGCAATGTCATCTCGGCCATCTGGGTTTTCATAAAATTCTTTAAAGGAAGTAAAAACTCCTTGCATTTTTTCTAAATATGATTTGTCTTTTGAACTGTCTAAATAAGCAAGTTGGTCGTGATCGTCTGCTATCGGATATTCTAAAACATCTTGGAACACTTTAAGCGTTCCTTTTTTTAATGCCCATGGCAATTTCATATCTCTTCGGAGTGTTCTTATTGCTTCGTCAATGTCGCGGACTTTAAACTGAGTTTCTATGGTATTAAGAGTTTGGGTTCTGTCCATTCTTGACAATATTGTGGATAATAATGTTTTTTGCATAATTTTAATTTTTTAAATTATATTATCGGCAAGGCTATCGGTTTGATAACCTCGCTTAAATATTATCTAAACGCTATCCATTGGTAATGTCTTGTGCTTCCTACATTCGCATTTACATCCCAATTAAGAGTAAATATAGTTGAAGACCTTGCTGAAATAGTCGCCGTAGCGATTGCATTACAAGCATTATCATAAACAGCATCGTTTATTGAAATAATATGAGAGGTATCTTGCCCAGAGCAAATTTCACTTCCTCCTCCTGCGTCTGCCCTAATACTTGCTGTTCCAACCCCTATGCTTGTCGCTGTCCCATAACTGCTTCCATCACCAGATGCAGCATCGTCATCAATTCTTGCAAAAGCGGTTATTATAATAAGCGAAGGAGTTCCTCCTAATCCGTGAGTTGTATCTTGTGTTATAACTTGACCTTTTGCTATTGAACCTTGACCTTGTGCGACTAATCCAAGACCACCTAAGGAATGAGTATGTAAACTATCAGCGTTACTACCATCAATAACTCCATCAACATTAGTCCCACTAACAATCAAATCAGTAATCGTCGTTGTTGCCATTGTCGTTGTTGCTGAAAAAGTGTTTTCACCTGAAAAAGTGTTTTCACCTGTAAAGGTAAAGTTATCACTTGTATCTATCCAACTATGGTCTAATTTTCCGTCATCATCTGAAACTATAACCATATTGCTGGTTGACGGCTCGTTCCCATAAACTTTAAAAACAAAATCTAATGTCGTTGACGCAGTAAAAGTTGAACCACTATCTTCACTTATAAAATAACTTCCGTCTGAATAAACATTCGTATCTTTATATCGCCAGTTAATATAATTAGTTGCGTCTGTTCCTGTTGTTGATAAAACTATTGCATAAGTTTTATTCGGACTAACATTTATATTTAAGTCATCAACGCTATAAGTAATATAAGAAGTTGTCATTGTTGATGAACTTATTGTTCCCATAACTCCTAAACTTGTATCTGGATTATCGTTTGAGGTTGAGAAAAGCGATATAGTTGTAGTGCCAGTCGGTGCTAATGTTTTTTTCAAATCTAAACTTAATCTTGTAATTCTTGTTGTTGCTGTATCTGTTTTAAAAGTTTGAGCAAGATGTATCGTTGAAGTTGCAATTTGGTCTGTTGAACTTGCCGTTTGCTCTTCCATTAAAACATACCCAGTAGTATTATCTGATGAATATTTTGTTGATAAAAATGTTGGGTTGCTGGCGTCAAAAGTATTGTTGGCTTGTTCGGTTGCGGTTGATAATTCTCCAATTCCTGCGGTTGCTTCTGTTGAAGTTGATGCGGCTGCTATCGCTACGCCGTCAACATAACTCTTGCTTGCTACTTGGTCGTCTGTTGTCGGGGCAGTCGTTGGCATTGTTGGAATTACGCTTGCAAAATCAATCGTTCCAGTAGTCGTAAAATCAAGAGTGCCTGAAAATGTTTTATCTCCTGCTATTGTTTCGTCTGTGTCTTTATCCATTAACTCATCATAAGCATAATGAACATTTGACATAATCACGATTGAGCCTGATGAGTGCTTTTCTCTGTTGTCTGCGACTGATGCTGTTGAAGTGCCATAAAAAGCAAGTCCACGGGTGCAACCAGTCCAATTACTGCCTGAAATTCCTGTACACATTACAATCTCTTTTTTATTGGAAGATGACGGCTGTAATGTTAAAAATACTTTATCTCCTAAGTCTGCCATTACAAGCGTGTGGTCGTCTGGCAATGCCAATGATGAGACTGGGACTGTTGTCTGTGTCGCTGTCATTGACGCTGATAAGACTGTTTTATACCCTGAGGCTACTGAATAGCCGAGCATTCCCTCTTCTTGCTCTGTGAGTGAATAACCGCTTGCTACCTCTAAAACATAGTTGCCAGCAAAAGCGTCAGCACTTCCAATCTCAACTACTTTGCGATGTCCTGTGTCTAAGTTAATTGCCGTCGCGTAATTTTCTGCGTTAACGATGTGTCCTGTCATCGTGAAACAGAATACTGTAATCGCATAACATAGGAATAGAATTTTTTTGAACATAAAATTATTTTTTAAATATATTAGTTATAAAATCAAATAGTTGTATTTTTCTTATATCAAAATCTACTCCGTCCTTATACATAAATAATTGATTTTCCGAAACAGTCTCAATTAAATCCCAAGCATTATTTCCCATGTAAGAAACAAAGGCTCCTTTGTTCTTAAATAAGTGTTTGTTATTGTCTGCGTCTACAAAATACACCGCTGAACTATTTTCTAATTTTACAAGCTTAAACATAGGTTTATTTATTTTAGTTAAATTAAATCTCATCGCATATTTAAAATTATAGTTCCACGCAAATTTCTTAAATTCATTTTTATAAGAATCAAATATTTTCCAGTATTCACCTTTCTTATATCCATAAATAACTACTGCATGATTTGCATTTCTTCCCTCTTCAATATATATTCCGCCTTTCTGTTTTCCATAAGCATATACTGCAACTTGAATAGGTGAATATTGCAACGCCTCTATCAACCTATCTTGTTTTTGTGCTATTGACAATCCGCTGTCATAAATCCACTCGTAACCAACATTATATTCTTTTAGCCAATCTTTGCCTTTTTGGATTATACTGTCTGGTATTGTTTTATAATATGTTGATAAATTTTCAATATATTCATAGTCCCATAATTTCTCTTCAACCGTTCCGTGTTTTCTCACGCTCTCTGCTACATTACGCATTGAGTTCCCTTTGTATGGATTTGTTCCTGACATCTTTGCAGTAAATCTATCACTTCTATTATATGCAATTCCTAATAATTTATAATGTAAAGTTTCTAAACAATTTAATGCCGAAAAAGAAACGCAAGCCATAGTCTCAATCTTTTTTCTTTGTGCTTCAAAAACAGGTAAACAATCTCCCCATTGTCCGTCTGGCTGTAAAACTATTTTAGGTAATTGTTTTGAACCTAAAATATAATCTTCTTTTTTCGGCTCTTCAATTATGAAACCATAATTTTTATTTTCCATAAAATTATTTGTTTAAATAATTAGCAACATCCTCTAAGCTCATAAAAAATATACCACCATTTTTTTTAACTATTTTACCAACATTTCCTAAACTCCTTATTTGTTCTTCGCTAAAACCTTTAGTTGCTTCTTCGTCATATTCCTTACTATCTTTTTTTAAAACACAAAATATTGTTTTCTCTGGTCTTTTATTACTATCATCAATAACTTCTGCTATTGAATAAACTCCTGTCATATTCGGAGTAATAACATAAAGACAATAATCACATAATCCTCGTTGCTTTATTTCTTCTTCCATACATTCAGCCGTCCAATCAGGAACAACAGGATTAAAATAATCAATCTTTAACATTTTAATTAAATCTTCTCTCCACTTGCTATTATTGCAAGTTCCGCCGAGGTAAACTTTTGACATAAAATTATTTGTTTAAATTAAATTAATCCCAATCACGACGATTAGCCAATATTTTATTTATATAAGAACCGTCAGGAAATTCTGAGTTCTTATATTTTTTTCGTTTATTCTTGCTTGCAAGTTTAATGTTTTTGTTTATGTGTGTCTTATTATATTTTCCACCGTATTCTATTGGGCAATCTTTATTTGTTCTACTCATATATATAAAACTAATTTTTAATGTTTAGGGGGTATTTTTTAACCCCCCGTTTTTTTTGTTTGGACTATTATGAAAGCCCAGGTAGCCAATTTTGTTGGCAGTGATGATGAGGTTCTGGTTTGCTACTAATAGCAAAAATGTATTTTGCTATATCAGCGTTAATTCTTGACCCGCAGATTGAGCAGGTTACCAGTTTTTCATCACCGTTTAGAGATAAAGGTGTATTGCAACATGGACATTTAATGAAATTCATCATAATTGTTTCTCCTTTTTGTTTGTGTTTATTTTAGTTTTTACACCAAACCACTTTTTTAGCAGTCTGGTGTAATAACTATACTTTATGTTTTCCTTCAACTCCTCTTTCTTTTCTATCTTTTGTGCGTTTGTTCAACAACCTTAATGCCTCCTGCATTTTTACTATTGCTAATGAATTTTCTCTACATCCAAATTTTTCATTCAAATCAGTTAGTCTTTCAATTGATACTCTTAACATTTCTTCTATAGTAGTTCCATTCTCAAAACTTCCATTTTTATTCATTTTATAAAAAACAATTTTTTGGAACATTTGAGTTCCTTCTTTGTCATCTGGACTTGAATAATCTCTCTTGAATTGAATATGAGCGTTGCTACTATGCCGTCTGGCTTAGCGGTAGGTTAGTATCTCGTCCAAACGGTCAAGATTTCACCCGCAATTTTACGACTTTGCAAGCTAAGATTACTCGGTCAACCTGTTTACATATCTTCAAGGATATTTAAAAAGCCATTCTAACTATTTGAAATAATCTTTCAGGCATTAAACCCAAAACAAACAAAATAATTCCAGCACCAATCAATACGCCACGCAGATATAATTGTCTTGTTTTGATCCTTGCAATATTTCCATTCGTAGTATCAAGCCGTTTTTTTATTTCAAAATGTTCAGTTTTGTTGTCATCTTTTAATCCTTTAATCATATCAATTATTAAATTTGTATTTTGTTCGCTCATATTTTAGTCTTTATAAATATCCATATTCAAATACTTTGTAATTTCTCCACAAACTAATCCGACAATAGTTATCACATACACAGGCAGATTAAAATCTCCTATATTTTCAGCAATAAATCCTAATAATGCGACAACGGCTATCGCTCCGCCACGCCACGCAAAACTTTTAATCCTTTTTTTTAATTGTGTTTCCATAAAGTTATATATTAAAAATTAAATTATTAAAATAATTGAAAGAAGTTACCTGTTGCTGATACTGGCTCTACATATCTATTAACTGCTACATTTACAGGTGTTTCTTTTGTTCCTGTTACTGTATCTGGTAATAATGGACAAGTTCCTGCGAATACATCAGTAGCAGTAAATTCAAATGTAATGTTTTCTGTATAGCCGTCATCGTCTAATAATGTGCAATCATTCCAGCAAAGATATAGAAAATAATCACCTACTGTTGTTATCCCACTCGGTAAATTAAAGCCAGAGGGCATTGAGGTTAAGGAGGTGCAACTATACCAACAATATGCTAGAAAATAAGTTCCGACTGTTGTTATACCAGTTGGGAGATTAAAACCAGAAGGCATTGAGGTTAGAGAGGTGCAATTATACCAACAA